GAAGCGATTAAAGCTAAGATGCAAGTTGATCAGCAAAAGGCTCAGATGGATATGCAAGTAGCTCAACATAAGATGCAACTTGAAGGGGCTTCTAAAGAACAAGAACTTCAAATGAAAGCTGCTCAAATTAAGCAAGAGCTACAAGCTAAACAAATGGAAGCTGTTCTTAAAGGTCACTTAGCTCAAGCAGATGCTGGTCAGAAGATGCAACTACAAGCTGCACAGACCAAAATGAATTTAGCAACACAAGCGGCCAGTCATGGTCAACAAATGCAGCATCAAGCCGAAGCTGCAAAAGTTCAACAACAAACTCTAAAGAAGAGGACAAACAAGAATGGCAATTCCGAATCAAAGTGATTTTGAAAACTGGAAGGGTGATTTTGTAACTAAAGCATTCTTCCAAGCCGCACGGGAACGTGTAGAAGATGCAAAAGACATTCTCTCTGTACAAGCAGGTATTGATGCAAACCAAGACAATTATGTCCGTGGTTTGATCCAAGCTTATCGAGAGATTCAAGATTTTCGCATAGAAGATATTGAGGGACAAGAATGATTAAACTTCTTTTGCATCACATTCTGGTTCGACTAGATGAACCTGAATTAAAAACTGCTTCTGGTATTATTCTTAGTTTAGATGAGAAAAAAGAGCGAAAAGCTGTTGAGTATGGTGTTATTGTTCAAGTAGGTCCAACAGCTTTTATTGATTATGGACGAACTCCTGACATTGTAAAAATAGGAGATCGAATTTGTTTGAATAGGTACTCTGGCAAGGAGGTGATCGATTCTGATGACACATCCTATGTAATCTTAAATGATCAGGATGTGTTGTGTGTTCTTGAATGACTAGAGTGTGTCGATGCTGTAACACAGAAAAGTCTTTAGAAGAATATCCTAAAGATAAACGTTGGAGAAACACATATAAATTAGATTGTAAAATTTGTTATAATGTCAAACGACGTTCTAATTACAATCCAGAACAGCGGCGCGATGAGGGACTAAAACAATTATATGGAATTTCTAGAGATGATCTTAATTCTATGTATACTCATCAAGAGGGTTGTTGTGCAATTTGTAGTGCTCCACTTAGTTTAATTTCTGGCAAAACTAAAAAAGGAAAAGCCCATGTGGATCATTGTCATACTACAGGCAAGGTTCGTGGACTTCTCTGCACTAAATGTAATACTCTGTTAGGTATGGCAGAGGATAATAAAGAAACATTACAAAAAGCAATTCTTTACCTAGACAGGAGTCAAGATGACTGATGCCGTAGAAACGCAAGCAATTGAAAATACCCAAATAGAATCTCATGATGTAGCTACTTCCGAGACTCTCCAAGCTGACCCCTTTGAAGCGGAAGCTCGTGCACAAGGCTGGAAGCCTCTTGAGGAATATGCTGGAGATAAAGATAAGTGGCGTAGTAGTAAAGATTTCGTAGAACGTGGTGAGCTTTTCGGTAAGATTGATCACATGGGTAAGGAGCTGAAAGAAACGCGCAAAGCGTTGAAGATGCTCCAAGAACATCACACTAAAGTTAAAGAGACTGAGTATGTACGAGCAGTCGATGAACTTAAGGCATTGCAAAAACGGCATCTAGAAGAAGGTAACTCTGATGGCTATCTAGAAACTTCTGAACTTCTCACTGATCTTAAAGCTGAACAAAAGGCACGTGAAGTTGTTGGTGCTGCTACTCCTGCTCCAGTTGATCCTCGATTTACTGAATGGGTTGGTGCTAATAAGTGGTATGAAAAAGATGCCGAAATGCGCGAGTATGCTGATGTTGTAGGTAATGGATATGCACAACGCAATCCCGGCCTAGATCCAGAAGATGTTCTTGTGTATGTGTCTAAACAGGTAAAGAAACAATTCTCTGAAAAATTCGTTAATCCAAATAGAAATAAACCTTCAGCAGTCGAAGGGGCCAGTACAGGGGCAGCTAACAAGAGTTCGTTTGAACTTACCGAAGATGAGCGACGTGTCATGAATACGTTTGTTCGTTCAGGAGTAATGTCTAAAGAAGAGTACATTTCACAGGTGAAGCAAATGAAAGGTGTCAAATGAGTCGAGTTATCGAAAAGCGCACAGCGCGCAAACCTCTCCATCAACGTGGTCCACAAACCATTAATGGAGACAAAGATCCTAACTATGTCTATCGTTTCGTTAATGACACTGGTAGTCGTATTGCTAATTTCCAATCTGCTGGGTATGAATTTGTCGAAGACAAAGATCTAGTCGTAGGAGATTCTCGTGTGTTTGATCCTTCTGATATTGGTTCCGGTAAACGGGTTACTAGTAATGATGGTACTGTTTCTTATTTGATGCGAACTAAGAAAGAATACTACGATGAAGATCAAGCGTCAAAAGCTGCTCTTATCGACGAGACTGAGCAAGCTATGAAACAAGAAGCTACAAAGGGTATGTACGGGAAACTAAACATCTCTTAAGTTTCTACTTAATTTTAAGGAATATGAATGGCAAATATCTCTCGTGTTAACGGCTTTAAACCCGTAAAGCACTTCACTGGTGCACCGTATAACGGCCAAGCCAATATCTATGAAGTTTCTGTCAGTGAAACTGTTCCAGTCTTTGTTGGTGACTTGGTTGTTCGTTCAACTAATGCTTCTACCTCTGGTCTAGTTACTGTCAAATCTCTGTCTGCTGCTGCTACTGCTAATGATGTAGTTGCTGGTGTTGTTCTTGGTGCAGTTGTTGGTATTGTTAATCCAAAGCTTGATCCTGTAGATGGTACTATGTCTGCGGGTTCTATCTCACTAGATACTCCACAATACTCTCCAGCGACTACTAAGACTTTTGTTTTGGTTGCTGATGCTCCAGATATTATCTATGAAGTTCAAGCAACGGGTTCCTATGCCCTAGCTGATATTGGTTTGAATGCGGACGTTGGTGTTCTAGCTGCTGCTGGTAACGGTCTTGTTACTGGTACTTCTGGTATGTATGTTAATGCTACTGCACCGACTGCTTCTGCAACTCGACCAGTACACGTTGTTGGTTATGTTAAACGTCCTGACAATGAAGCTCCCGGAGCCTACAATAAACTACTTGTTCAGCTAACTACTAGCGCTCAAGGCAATGCCATTGTTGGCGTTTAATTAAAGGATTAATATATGTCAGGTATTATCACTAGTTCCAGCTTTGCCAAACTTCTCTGGCCTGGCCTTAATGCAATCTATGGTAAGTCATATAATGACTATCCAGTAGAATGGGACAAACTCTTTGAGAAGAATACTTCTGATCGTGCATACGAAGAAGATCTTGGTCTAAGTTCTTTTGGTCTAGCTTCAGTTAAAAATGAAGGTGCACCAATCACTTATGACACTGAGCGTCAAGGCTTCACCTCACGGTACAACCATGTTGTGTATGCTCTAGGCTTTATCGTTACTCGGGAAATTTTCGAGGATGATCAATATGGTAAGGTTGGCGCTCAAAAGGCTAAGGCTCTTGCTCGCTCAATGCGTCAGACCAAGGAAATCATTGGCGCTAACATTTACAACCGTGCACAAACTGCTGGTTATGTTGGTGGTGATGGTGTTACCCTTCTGAATGCTTCACATCCAAATATCGCTGGTGGTACTTTCTCTAACGTCATCGCAACTGCGGCTGATCTTTCTGAAGCTGCACTAGAACAGGCTGTCATCGACATCGCAGGTTTCCGTGATGATCGTGGTCTGTTAATTGCTGCTAAACCAGATAAGTTAGTTATCCCATATCAACAACAGTTTGAAGCTGCTCGTATTTTGGGTGCAGATGGTCGTGTTGGTACTGATCTAAATGATCCTAACGTTCTTAAGGATCGTGGTTTGTTTAGTAATGTTATTACTAACCATTACCTAACTGATCCAGATGCTTGGTTCATCCTAACTAACATTGGTGATGGTCTGAAGTATTTTGAACGTCGCGGCGATGCTTTCGAGATGGACAATGACTTTGATACCGAGAACGCAAAGTTCAAGGCAACTGCTCGTTACTCCTTTGGTTGGTCTGATCCACGTGCAATCTACGGAAGTGCCGGTGCCTGATGCCAAAAGGCGCTAGAGAGACTAAGGAATCTTGGAATACTTATATGCGAGAATTTCGGAAACGGAATCCAGACGCATGTAAAAGAAGTGATCTTAAAAAGAAGTACGGCATTTCACTAGAGCAATTTAATGAAATGAAAAACTCACAGCAGCATGTTTGCGCTATTTGTAAACAATCAGAAACTGCCATAGATCACAGAACAAAGAAATTCCGCGATTTGGCTGTAGACCATTGCCACACTTCAGGAGAAATTCGAGGGCTGCTATGCACTAGATGTAATACAGCAATTGGACTTTTACA